TATGCTCAGCTGTGTGGCAGCAATATGCCTGCTTTTACCTCCTTTAAATACACAGACGTCCGCCACCAAGTTAATGGGGCTTTGATGCAACATCTTGTTTATCGAATGTTGTCGCGCCACAATCCTGAGATGGCTCGAGCCGTCTTGTTCGGCACACATGCTGCCGTCATGTTTGCTAATCGACGGGCTCTGACCCGCGTGGCCGCGGCGCGTTTCGAGCGCGATTTTGAATCCAACGAGCGTATTGCCGAAGCCCTCAAGCACCGTCGGGCCAATAACCTGCCTAAGACTATCCTAATTGGCGCGGCGTGTGGCGTAGCGACAATTGGTTTGGGCGTCGGGGCGGTTTTTGCTGGGCCGCATGTGGCCGCTCTTGCAACCACAAAATTGGCTGCAGGAGCCATAGTGGATCATGCTGTGGACACCACCGCCGGAAAATGGCTCAATAAAGTGGCGGAGCGTGTGGCCATTGGGATGGCCAGTTGTACTGTTTTAGGTTCGGCGCGTGCAGGATATAGTAAATACAAAACCTGGCGCAAAACACATCGGGAAGCCGTCCCCGATTCTGTCTTTCAAGACTATGCTGACCTTTTGATCGAGGGGGGTGATGTGGAACAATATCTTTTAACATCATCCGACATGGAACCAAGCTTGTTGTACTTACCACCCGGTACTCTTTTGCCCCGTGTCGCCAACAAACCACCTACTGAAGTGGCGGTGTTGCCTGTCGATCTCACCATCACACATGAGAGAATCTCTATTAGCCCAACAGATTTGCCACCGATCCAAGACCCAATGGATCATGCTTATGCTTTTAGCATCCACCAACCAGGCTTGGCCGCTCCACATGGCGACGCCTGTACCGTTTACAACTCACTCGTTAAGAGAATATGCATTCCGCATGAAGTTCCCGTCGACATCAAACAGACATTCGATCGTTTATTTGAGATTTGGAAAGAAAATTTTCCGCTTCGAGTCACTGGCGAACTCACTTATCAAGAGTGTGCTGCCACGATGAGTGGCAATGCTGCCAGGCGCATGTTGAATAATGGTGCCATGATGGAGTACATGGGATGGGAGCCAAGGGCCGAAGTCCACAAGACCGCTTTTCTTAAGTTGAACGAGGTGGTCAAAGTGGGTTCATCTGGCATTAAAGCACGTGTGTTAGACAATTTTCAAGGTCCGCACAGTGTCAAATCGTTGTCGTATGCGCATGAACTCTTGGCGTGTATGAAGCAGGTGTTTAATGGATTGCATTACATTTCATTGCCCAAGAACGAAGATGGGTCGCGCACTATGGATTTCCGCATAGCCATCGCTTCGGGTTCGACCCCCGATGAGATGGACGAGTTTGGGAAGTACATAGATGGCTCGACACCGCTGGTTATGGTTTCGGGTGATGATCTTGCAATCTACTGGAATGATATGGCTTGGATTCGTGGTTGCGCGGCCTCCGAAGGCGACCAGACCACCTTTGATATTACACAGGGTCGTGTGTGCATTGCCAACACCTGCCGCATCTTTGAGTATTGTGGCGTTCCAGAGCAAATTTGCACCATGTTCTTCCTCGCTTGCACTGGATCGAT